TCGATAATTTTTAAAAAACAGTTTTTCTGTACGGGGGTTCTGTCGCTCTAATATAATTTAAGAAGTTTCACCCCAATTTTCACCGATAGCAACATCTACAACACTAGGTACTTTTAGTTGCATACACTCTTCCATAGTTTTTTTAATATTTTTTTCATCTTCTTCTGTTTCAACATCGAAACAAAGTTCATCATGTATTTGTAACTTTGGAATATAACCTTGTTTATAACATTCAACTACTGCAAGTTTAGTTTGATCGGCAGCCGAACCCTGAATTAATCTGTTTAAGGCCTTATAAGTTTTAGCTCTTTTGATATTATCTTTACCATATTTAGCAACAGCATTTTCAAAAGATTCTGAAGTCCAAAGTCCCCAGTCTCGTGGTTCCCATTCATCGAATCTACATTTACGTCCAAGTTTAGTTCGTATCACACCCTCTGCATCAGCTTTCTGCATACATCGGTCAGATAATAATTTAACGAAAGGTACTTTACGATTATACTTTGCAATAATTTTATCACCCTCTTCTCTATCCAGGCCAAGAGAGTTTGCTAATTTATTTTTTCCCATTCCATACATTAACCCTAGTCCAATTGTTTTAGCTTGTTTACGATCAATACCAACTAGATCAGCAACAGTTTGATGAAAATCTGCTGACGCATTTGCATAAGCTTCAACAAGTTCATTTGAACCTTCGTAGCCTTCACCTATTGATGAAGCATAATGAACCACAAGTCTTGGTTCCTGTTGAGAATAATCGAAAGAACCCCACTTACAGCCTTCATTAGGCATAAACAATCCTCTAATTTTAGGTGCAAACTCTTTATTTCTTGCAGGAAGTTGTTGTAGGTTTGGGTTAGACATAGACAATCGACCTGACACAGTGCCTCCTGTATCTGATCTTAATTGATTTATTTCTGCATGTATTCTACCATTATTTTGAAATTTAGTTATTCCTGTTAAAAATGTATTGTGAAACTTGTTTACTTCTCTAGCTTGTACTATAACTTTTGATATTTCATGAGGAGAATTAAACAAATAATTTTGAGTGAATGATGGTTCTTTTGTTTTTTGAGTTCTTGGATACTCTATACCAAGTTTATCGAAAGCTTCGCCAATTTGTCGAGCAGCCCATATATCTATTTCTTTACCCACTAACTTTTTTATTCTGTGTAGTAGTTTTTTTTCTTGCTCTGCAAATTCTTTTTTTAATAGTTCAGCTTTTTCTAAATTGACCTGGATACCCTCAGACCTCATTTGAATCANTATTGGTAATAGATCAGATTCTAGTTTCCAAATAGTTTCTAGGCTTTGTGTTCTAATTTCTGTTTTAAATCTCTGCCAAAGAAGGAGCGTGAGACGTGCATCTTGTTCAGCGTAATGGCCAACATGCTCAGCAGGTAACTTCCACATCTCTGATTTAGCATCTACACCATGACTAGCTGCCGCTTCTTTTAAATCGGTTTCAGCTTTTACTTCACCCAAGTAGTCCACTGATAAAGCGTTTAAAGAATAAGACCAACGATTCTCATTAATCAGGGCTGCCGCTATCATTGTATCTACTATTTGTCCGTTGACCGTGATTCCTGAAGCTTTTAACCAACCGACATCGTATTGAGCATTATGAAATATTTTAGTTGATGGTAAAGCACANACATCTTTCATGTATTTTTTTACTTGCTCAGGTATTAAATTACCTCCACCAAAATGACCAAAAGGAAAATATCCTTGCCAACCTTCTACTGCAACAGCGAAACCAATAATCTCACCACGTTTAGTTGCCCAACCTGCACCAAGATTATTATTTATACCATCGTCTTTAGTTTCAAGGTCAATTGCTATTTCAGAATATCCTGATAAGTCTTTAAATTCTACTGGTGCTGTCCACATATGTTTTTTAAAATTCATTGTTAATTGTAAACTCATTTTTTCTTCACTTTGTTTAGTGCTCTATTTAAATAAACTTGTCGCCAATCTTTATCTTTAGTTTCTTTTGCTTGTTTAGAACATTCTTTAGCTTCTTTACTAAAGCCATTCTTTTCTAACCATTCTGCGTGTATTTCCAAAATTTTATTTATTAGCATTTTTAAATTTTGTCATCCACAACCAATTCCAAAAAGAACCTGACCATCTACCAAATCTACAAAGCCAAGATTTATTATCCATGTTATCTATTTCTTCTATCTCATGCTCTACACGTAGTTTTTTACGTTCTTCTTTAGGCAGTTTCATAAAAATTTGATATGCCTTACGATTGTTTTTCATTTTTTTCCCTCCATGTCATTTAACTTTTTTATTTCTAATTCACAATAATGTTTAATTTTTTCTAAATCTTCGACACCATTCTTATAGTTATATCTACAAACATATTTAATTACGTTTCCTTGAAAAAACGTAAGATTATTTTTAGATATAAATTCATAAGGTTGAATGGTAAAAAATTTATAATGTGAACCTCCTACCTGCCTGTCTTGTGGAAAGGCATCATCAAATAAACCTTTATCTGTCATCTTGGTAACTTCTGAGTATTTCTTTTTTTTCTTCTGCATTTGATATTTTTTCAATTAATTTATCTGCTTCATCAACATGTTGTGGGTGCTCACCGATAGCAACAGGTTTTTCAAGATATATTTTTAAAGTAGCTTCTGCTTCTGATATTTGAGCATTATATTTATCTTCTAATGCTTGTAATATTAATTGTTTAAACGTCATCTTGTTTCCTCCAAATAAATTAAATAATCTCTTCCAATTGGATAGTGATACTTATAATCAGTTGACAGGATATGTAAAGTATTTTTTGCTCTAGAAGCCCCTGTATAATAAACTTTTCTTTCACCACTTTGATCTAATTTATTTTTTCTACTAAAATCAGAAGCATAATCATTCTTACTTGCAAGAACAACGTGATCTGCTTCACCACCTTTTACACTGTGTATAGTATCAATAATTATTTTTGGTTCTTCATCTAATTGTTTTTGTCCGTACCTTTTTAATAATCTTATAAAATAAATTTTTTGCCTCGATGTAAAATTTCTTCTTAGTATCCACCACCATTCTTTGTTTCTTTTTTCATCAGGTATTGTAAGACCGCACCATTCTTTTAGTTCTGTAAAGTTATAAGTTTTAAAATCAGGTTGCCCCATCCAAAATTTATCTTGTCTAAAAGCGTCCTTCTCTAAGTCTCTGATATATTTGAACATTATCTCTGCATCTGATTTGTTAATAGATTTATCTTTTGTGATTGCTGTCCACGATTTAATTGCTAACCACTGTTTTCTATCAAAAGATTTATTATTTTTATTGTCACCAAAATATAACCCAGCTTCTTTGGCTGCCATTCTTAATTCGTTTACAACTTTATTAACTCGTCCTAATATATACCAAGTGCCCTCTTTGCTAAAATCTATTTCTTTAAAATTTAAATATCTTTTTACAAAGCCTTCTTTGTTAGAGGGTAGATATTCTTTTTCTTCTGAATCTATAATCCCTCTTCTAATTATTTCAGTAAAATGATGAATAGCTTCTCCAAATCTTCTTGTTTTTCTTAACACCACCTTTCTTCCAGGAAAGTAAGTTGTAAAGTATTTTGAATCTGCACCATTCCATTGATAGATACCTTGATCATCATCACCTGCTAAATAAATTTTGTTAGAATTGTTGGCTAATTTAAATAAAACTGACCATTGTAAAGGAGTAAAATCTTGTGCTTCATCTAAAATTAAAATGTCTAATGGAGGAAAATCTATTTCATCTATGGCTTTTTCAATCATATCTGTAAAATCTATAAATGATCTTTCGCCACCTCCTGTTTTATAATGTTCGTAAGTAGCTATTTTTCTTTGAAAAACATCTATGTTATCTTTTTTGTAAGATTCTTGTTTATATACTTTTATTGGGTCTTCCATCCTGTTTCTTGCCTTATCATAAATAGATAAAGACCAATCTTTATATACGAAGTCATCATCTTCTAATCTGTTGTCTGATCTTTTGATAATACTTTCTTGTAAAGCGTAATCAATCATACAGCTTTTAATATCAAATACTTCTTCTGAAAAATATCTTCTACAATACTTATGTAAGGTTTTAAATCTTGTAAAGTTTTCTATGGTATATTGTGGAAAAGCAGCAAGAGCTCTTTCTATTGCAGTGTTAACAGCTTTATTAGTAAAAGATATAAAAGCAATTTTTTCAGGACGGATACCATTTCTTAAATGTTTCTTTAATATTCTTTCTATTAGAGTGTAAGTCTTTCCTGTTCCTGGTGGCCCATAAATTTTTATTGTTTTTTTATGAAGTTGTTTTAGTTTTTGAATCTCTGAATTTTCCTGTATGGTATCCATCGTCCATCTCCGTTAGTTTCTCTTCTTTTTTACTTGGTTTATTTCTTTTTATTTCTTGATGATTAATAAACTCAGGCATATCTACTGACCAAATGTTTTTCTCTCCTTCATAGTATTCATGTCTAGTACAATTCAATAATCTTAATGCTTCCATAGAATTGTTAAATGCTTTATTCATTTTCTTTTTCATCCAATTATCTAGCGTTGTTCTTTTAAAATAACAAATATTTGTTTTAGAATCTAACACAACATAACCATCTTTTAATTTTTTAAAATCATCTTGCTCAATTGTATCTTCAAAAAATTCTTTTAATGTTTGATATCTCATATCTTCAAGAGTTTCTGCATAATTAAATTCTTCTGACTCTTCTGCTTTCTTAACAAATGCATCAAGAAATAAATCCCACATATTAACTTTTTGTCTTCTAGGTAATGTTTTCCATAAAATTTTATAATTTAATAATTTCTTTTTAAAATTTAATTCAGAAGCAAGGTCTTCAGGTTTGACCATAATTTTTTCTCCTTGATAATTAAACTGATAAAAAGATTCTTTTATGTCTCTAATAAACATCACATTATCAAACTCATCAATCATAGCAGGAGTTTCCTGCATGATACCTAATTTTCTTGTGCAACATTTTTCTTTATCGCATAAAGGAGTTTTACATCTTAAGTTATAATCTTTTTTACTAACTGATTTTACAACTGTATTTATAACTTCTTTTTCATCTAAAGGATTAGAAAATATTTGTTTGTTTCTTTGTAATAAAATATCTGTAATTTCTTTTTTAGATAGATTACCGTCTACCTTTCTCATTTCTAAAACACCAACATTGAATAATAAATCGTTTCTATGATTACCTGACCATTTTTCTTGTATCATTTTTTGTACACAGGGAGGATAGTCTTTCCAACCCTCTTCAGGTTCATATGAAGTTGCTTTTAAGTTTTTTATTTGTTCTAAAGTTGTGCGTTTAAGTTGTGCCAATTCTAAAAAAGCTTCAACCATAACTGGTGTCCCGTCATCGTTGTATGCAAATTCAGTTGTCATTTTTGCATTGAAGTAGGGCATACCTAATGCTTTATTCATAGGAAATACTTCATTAGCCATGAAGTATTCGTTATTCCATTTATGTAAAACTTTTAAAACTTCTGCTTTGTCTTCCCAATCTTTTAAAAATAAAAAAATATGAAGGCCTCCTGATTTTGATCTAACAGGTATTAAGGGTAGTTTGTAATCTTTTATGATATCTATATATTTTTTTGAATTATAATTTTTATAACTTTGAGGATCAACATCTATACATCCCCATTTAATTTTGTCCTCCCGTTCAGGCCTAAGACCAATTACATATTTACCCTGTAAATGATCTTGCCATAAATCGGCAGTCACTGGTTCGTGGAGCGTGAGGTAATCAGCTTTTCTCTTACCCCTTTCATCTTGGTCACCCGTTAAGGTGACCTTGATGAACTGCTTAGAGTCGCCCTCGAACAACTCTAATAGTCTATTTTGCATTAGAATGGTGTTGCTTCTGCGTTTACTTTCTTAGGTTCAGCTTTGCCATCATCATCAAATGCAACTTTACTAAAGATGTCTTGTTTTTTACAACTCTCATAAAAAGCTTTTGATGTTTGTAA